TCTCCTTATTGGCTTTATCCTGGAGCTGCTGGTTCCTTAGATTTGTATTCCGCAGGGAAGCCTGTTTGTTAGCGATGGTAAGCCGAGTGGTTTCCTCTGTGAGGATTCTCTGGCGTTCAGCCGCCAGATATGTAGCTGTAGAAGGCTTGAGGTCACCCAGAGCTACATGCTTACGTAAGGTATCCAGAGATACACCCTTGATATTAAGGAGGAGATCTTCGTAGAGCCCAGGTTTCTCCACGATATCCATGTCAGACCTATCTACCTCATTGAGGAACTTCTGAATCTCAAGATAGGATGCACTGGGTATTTTACCATAGAGCTTATTGACCTCACTAATGGCCTGACTGATGTTAATCTCGTTACCCTGTAGACGATACAACAGAGATGCTGAGTTGTCAGCTACAGTCTTCTTATTGATTCTATCTATGGCTCTCTCACGATCCATAATCATCTGCCGAATCCCAGCCTGAAGTTCCCTCTTGGTTGGAGCCAGAGGTTGCTGGAGTTTACCATTAGCATCCTTGAGTACTCCACCAAAGGGGACACCAGCTGAGTCTGGGAGATCCAGAGCTTGAGACAGTAGGGACATCTCTTTAAGAGTGTTGTCCATACCTTCGATGTCATCATTGTCGTGAGCCTGGGTGAATAATCCTTCGTACTGTGAACTCAGGGTAGCCGCTAGGTGGTCTGCAGCTGCATCCCTGGAGATACCAAACCTCTGGGATTCAGCGGTCAGCCTGCTGAGAACCTCGCGAACATCCTGAGGGGATTTTGTCTTAGGGAGTTCCTGGGTAAATACAGAGGTAGCCCAGGTCCCGTAGTTACCCAGCTGCTTCTGGAGCTTGAGAGCTTCCAGGCGATTACTGGCGGTAACTGTGGCTTCGACTCTGGCTTCAACCAGGTACTTAGAGATCCCAGACATGAACGCTGGGTTATTCTGTTGGTCACCAATGTTATCATTGATAAACTTCTGAACATAGGAGTTCATAGAGTTCATGGTGGCCTGAGGGTCAGGATTGGTTTCATCTATGAAGAAGTTCTGGTTGTCTAGATCCTGGAGGAGTTTGTCCTTCAGGTTAACACCTTGGGCTAGACCAGAGCCCTCTTGATAGCCATAGTCAGAACCCCAGTCCAATAGTCCACCACCAGGTCCTTCGGCCTGTGGGAGACCGAGCATAGCCCGAGTTCTATTGGCCACTCTGTTGGTTTCCTCAAAGGATTTCTCCATAGTGAAGAAGTCCTGGAGCGCCTTATTGCCAACGGCAAGACTCTCGGCCAACTCCCTGAGTCTCTCGGCTCCTGAGTCTGGAGCTGGGGTAGCCACAGCAGCCTGTGGTTCAGCCTGCGGGCGTAGCCCGGGGAGCTGACGGAAGGACTCCTGCTGTGGCACATAGCGTTTCTCAACACGTTTCATTTGTTTTGCCATAGTAGCTCCTTAGACAGTAGGACTACGCTGAGGTCGCGTAGGCTCTACAGCAGGTGTATCTCTCAGTGGGTTGAATCCAGAGGATTTACCACCGCTGAACATTGGTTCCAACATGGCACCCTGGGAATAACCAGAGACACCAGCAGATATCAGCTGCAGTACCGAAGCCCCCGTTGACTGACGCTGGTCCAGGAGACCCTGGGCCTGGTTAATCTGGGACTGACCACGGACTACTGCTGCACGTTTCTCAAGATTACTCTGGGCATCCACCCATGATCTATTGGTCTCAAGGGTAGCCACGTCCATTTCCTCCTGGATAACAGAGGCTACCGCGTCGCGTACCGTGGTGCCACCAGCTACCCCAGCGTCGGCCAGACGTGAGGCTATGGTGCTACGTTCCCGCAGTCCTTGGCGCAATCTTCGGACTTGCTCAAGGGTTATCTGGGAACCCTTCTGTTGCCGCTGTAACTCAAGGGCATCCAGATCAGAGCGGGTCTGACGCTGGGCTATAGATGCCAGCTGTTGGGCCTGAGAAGTAAGCCCTTTGTTCTTCGACTGGATGCCAGCCAGGGTAGACCCCATGGAAAATCCAGCCATTACTAACGATGCTGTACACATTGGGTTGTGCCTCCTTTCTTCCAGAAGGTTACAAACTCCCCAGTCCCTGGTTCAATGGTGAACCCAAGGTGCTTGAGGAACTTGGTGATTCTCTTGTCGTTCAGACAAGTGTTAACGAACAGTTTACCTCGGGCCTGGAGTTCCCAGGTTCTGAGGATCTCACGGGCTGCCTTGAGGAACAACCGACGATTCCTTGGATGTCGCTCGAATCCGTTGGTTATGAACCAAGGTACCACGACAATGGAACCATTGAGTACACTCTGGGCAGCTCCGGCCACTCCGATGATCTTTCGGGTGGTCTTACTTCGGAACACCCAGACTTCATCGGAACCAATCACAGAGTCCATCAGTACCTGGCAGTCGGTAAACCCAAGCTCCTTCGACAGTGAAGAAGCTCGGATCTCCCGCAGAGACTCAGGACAAGGGGTGAACTCAGTGAGGAGCATCATATGTTTCACGTAGTCATAAGCCTCTAGTGTGAACATCTTAGCCTCGATCCTTAGTTACATAAAGGTTGTAACTAATGTTGTTGATACGTGTGGGGAAGTATGCACTACCGGATAACGTGAGGGTCACCCGTTTCGCCGGGGCCATCACCAGGAATCTGGTGGGTGTGACTTCAGTCAATGAGGTACCAGCAGCTACGTTGACCAACGTGGTAGTCTCAGGAATCATTACTTTGGTTCGTGAGGGTAACCCTTGGCCACTAATGGTGAGACTGAAGGCACCTCCCTCCCAGTCCACTGTCATGTTTTCAATGGTGGCATCCAGGTCAGCCCGTGGGAGACCATTGTCATCACGAAGAACAAGAGGTGACAAGGTATTGTACCACTGGATTGCTATCCCTGTAGTGACAGCCAGAGGTGTACTACTGTTCGTAGTGACCACCCCAGTATCCGAATCTACCTCAAGCTCTTTACCTGTAGAGGTAACCACGACAGTATCAGTGATAGCCCCAGCTATTGTGTCCCCATCGTCCAATGTAAGAGACTGTTGGTAATCCATAGTGATAGCACTCTTGGAGGCTGCGGTATCCATCTCAAGGACTTGGTTATCACTTGTCAAGAGCACGAGTTTAGTACCTGAGGTTCTCACAATGAAGGACACAGGATGTTCACCAATGGCCCATTGAGACCACGCCATTTGGGTCAATTGCCCATCCTCACGCTTGTTGAACTTATAGGTATAAATGGGAATACTTCCGCGCTCATGGATGAGAACCATATGTTCAGCCGGAAGGTAAACCATATGAGTTATGTCACTGGGAATAAAATTAGGTACCACGCTGGAAAGCAGTGAACCCTCAGTAGCTATCTGTTGGTCATCCACTCGATACTCAAGGATTCCAGCATAATCCCCATGATCAAGAGCTAACACGATGCTGGCTTCAAGCACCAAAGGTTCCACCTGAGGAAGTAACTTATAGTTCGTGGCTTCGTCCACGGCTATTGTCTGAGGAGTCAGTGCCTCGTAACCACTATGGAGAATGTACTGCTTGGTGGCGCTGAGGAGTACCAGTTGTTTCCCGAATGGTATAGCCCATAGCAACTCGCTGAAGCGAATGGACGTGGGGAATACTATGATGGGGTCACTATCGGTGACTTCTTGAGCTGTCTCGGGAAACCAGTTGTAGTACTTACCGACAGCACTGAGGGCAATGTAGTTGTCACTCAGGATACCCAGACGATTCCTATAGAAGAACACGTTGTTAATCGTGCGACCTACGAAGTCTGGCAACGGAGCACTAGTGTTATCCCCAACCAGTCTACCCCAGGAATCATAGTCACTCATAACATGGTATGTCCAGGGATTACTGGGTAGTAGCGTGGGATCATACCTAAGCTCATGAGGCATGGTGGCCTTGTCTAACTTAGTTTTCATCCCAGGTGCTGTAGTCTCAACGTAGGAGGTACCATCGAAGTAGACATAGTATCCTTCTGAGATCTCAAAGGTAACACCACTGCCACCACTTGGTGGAAGATCTTCGTAGGACTTAGTGGTTGTGACATAATAGGTTGTATCCGTAGGTGAAACCTTTGGTGCCAACTTCACACTATAGGTACGTATGTCGAAGTCAGAAACAGAAGTCAGTGTGATCGTGGGCTCCATTGCCAGAGCAGCAGCCGTTAGCTCAACATACAACATATTGGTACCTACCTTGGTACTATTAATGTATGTGTCATCAGGCATCAACCCAGTAGTAGGATCTAATAGTGCATCAATGATTGTTTCTGGAGTATCCCCAGAACCCACTGTTCCACCAAGGGCGGCATTCTTCAGTGTCGTTCCTACAGGAAAAGCCCCAGCCTTAGTAGTAACCACAGTTATCTGGACGTTATAGTTGAGACCCTCGAACACCTGAGGAATATACAGCATGGCCCTAGCGGCACCATAGTACTCAGCACTTGTTGAGGTGGCCACTGGCTTGTCCACATTCACTAGAATCATGGTGTCCAGTATTGGTAACGTACGAACTCTCTTATAGGAATTGGTACCACTGGGCATGTAGGAGTCACTAGGGGATAACTCATAGGTATCCTCAGGACTACCCATGTCCATGAAGTAAAACTTATTGTTGTACCAGCTGACAACCCATTGTTTGCCATCAGTCGTCTCAATATCACCAATAGCTGTAAACATTGGATTAGTGTGAAGTCCCTTGTAGGAGGTACCCCATCGTGATCGCATACCATCGAGCACATCATAGACGGTATTAAGGGCGTCGCTGTGTTGATTCTGTAGTCTCAAGTGAGGAGACTGCTGAGAAATCCCTCCGTGTATCCCTGGTAGATTCATCTTCATAGGTTACCACCTTGGTACACGCCGCTGGACATGGGCCCAACTGCGGATTGAATCAAGGGCTGACCGACGTTTCTGACGGAGATCCCAGGCTTTGGCCGCAGCTTCAGCCCGCAGGATGTCACCCTGGATCACTGAGGTCTCAGGACCAGCGTCACTCTTCATCTCAAGTTTAAACGAGAGACGTGCCCTGTGGAGACAGAGCAGCTGCAAGGGGGCCGGAAGTTCCGTTAGGTCATAACCCAGGACCACGAAGGCATCCACAGAACTAGTGAATACCTTGGACCCATCGTAGCAGAGGATGAGACGATTGTCACTGTCGATCATAACTTCGTCGTTACCCTGGGGTACGAAGATGTCAATGGTGTTACCTGGGACTGGGATGGTTCCATCAGGTTCAGGACTGAGGGTGAGCCTTCTGGTATTGAAGTTCCACCCTGGGGTGAGTGTCTCAAGGATTGTCTGCCGAAGGATTGATCGAGCGATCATACCCTCAGAATAAGTATCGAGGTCATCAACCGAGGCTATGGGTGCCAACCGAATACCAAGGAGCATCCGGTTGATTACCTCAAGTTCTGTTAGTCTTTCCATTTGTTACTCCTTTTGTCTATACAAATGCGGTGTAAGGGGCAGGATTCGAACCTGCGTGGAGTGTTAGTCTCCTGGTTTACAGCCAGGTGCCATCAGCCTCTCGGCCACCCTTACAGAGAAACAGGAGCCCCCGAAGGGGCCCCCGGCCTAACTTAGTTAGACAGAGAATCCAGAGTCAGCTCGATGGCAGACTCGGGGCGAAGAACACCAGCACCACACAGCATGTAGCTGACGTTCAGCTGGCCCAGGTGGGTCAGTTCGTCAGACATCTTGGTGGCCAGACCCTGGCGTACCACGTTACCAACGCATTCCGGGGTCCAGATGAGACCGATGGTCTTACTGGCGTCAACGGCATGGTTGCTGTGGACCGGGCGAGAAGCAAGGGTGTTCGGAGTACCACTGTGGGCGTCACCAGTGGCAGTCAGGTTGGTGCTGGGGAGCATGTTGCTCTTACCAATGGTAATACCACCGATCGGGGGAAGGGTAGCGTCATTGATATTAGCACGGATACTCATGAAGTCCTGGTTACTGAGGGCAAAGCCATTCTCCATGATCGCACGAACCAGGAGGTTGTAGTGGTAGGGGCGAAGAACCATGTGGCGGCTCATGTAGGCAACCTTCTTCTGGTCGAAGAGATCGACAGCAGCGAAGATTGCCTGGAAGATAGCCATGGCTACTTCACCTTCATTGGCAGCACCACCGACGCCAATCTTGAAGGAGTCAGAGACGATCTGAGAACCGCCGTCAGTAATACCAGTGATCAGGGCACCAGAGCGGGCAGCCTTGATGATCTCGGCGAAGTTCATGATGTCCTTGGATTCAGCCAGAACCTGGGCTGCACCACGGGCATACTCCTGACGCAGATTGAGGTGACCAATGAGGTCGTACTCAAGCGGGAAGAAGTTGGCGGCATAGATGATGTCGTCAATGGTGATGGTGCGTTCTGCCTGCTTGGCAGTGTTGACGGTAATCGGAGTACCGGGCTTATGGAAACCACCCTGGACAACGCCAGTGTGCGGGAACTGGGCGCTGATACCCTGGTCGATGGTGATACTGCGGACTTTACCCTCAGTGTACACCATGTCGTAGAACACATTCATGATCTCGCCGGCGAACAGCTTGAGGCCCAGCGCACGGCGGTTGGCTTCAGTGGTTTCTACGCCGAGATTAGCAAGTGGATTGATACCATTGATGTTGCCATCGGGAAAATAGGTACTGGTAGTAGTCATTGGTTATTCCTTTATGATCTTATTTGAACTTAGAGATGGCAGCCTTCTGGTACACTTCAGCAGTATACACCGGATCTGTACCATAGCGCTTGTCCCTCTGGGCGAGCCTCAGCTCTTCAAAGGAACCGAATGGTTTAATACCGGAGTTACCTGCTGGTGCAGCAGTAGGGGCCACGGGTGCGGCTGTGGTGGGGCTCTGCTGGGCACGCTGCTGTACGGTGGTGGGACTTCCGTTTACCGCAGTAAACTTCTGTCTCAGCTTCTGTACTTCCGCAGTGGCTTTCACTTTGTCACCACTCTTGAGGGCTTCGTTGAACGCCTGAGCTTCTTCTGGAGCGTAAGCGGAAGAGGCCCACTTAACCATTTCGGTGTAGGTCTCCTGGCCTCCAGCCACCTGGAGAATCTCATTGTTCAAACGCTGTTGCCGGGAGAGCATCCCCTCATAGGTGAGTTGGACAACATCCAGGGGTGCTCCCAGCTTTTCAGCTAGAGCTTTAAGTGAGCCATCAGAGAGCACGCCAGACGAGGCAAGCTCTTCTTGGTAAGGCTTGATGGTTTCACTGAAGTCCACAGTTTCAGCTGTGGGCTGTGGGGTCGGAGTTTCTGCCGTAGATACTGCAGGTTCCACAGTGGGTGCTGCAGGGGTAACTGCAGGAGTTTCCGCAGGAGCCGCCGCCTGAGGTGGGACCACAGGAGCAGCCGGGGTCGGACGTTCGAAGGGTACAGTTGCACTGATGGTATTGTCTCCCATGGATTATACTCCCAGGTTCATCTTGACGGAATCAACTTTGAGTTTGACCTGGTTGCTATGGTTCGCAGGGCCACCTGTGTTGATACTCTTGTCCTGCTGGTTCACGTTGCGAACTTCTTCAGTCCCAGCAACGATCTTCATCTTGACACCACCACGCTTGTTGACTTCCTCGACCAGCTTGTTCACATTAGCTGCTACGTTGGGGACAGCGGGGGCCTTGATGGGGGCCTCGGATTTAACTACAGCGTCAGCAGAATTGACGATAGCGTCAGCAGCTGCTTCGGTATCAACCTTGGTTTCCATGATCTGTTCAGCGGTTTTCTTAGCCATTGAGAAGTGCTCCCTTGATTATATCTGGGCCAGCCTGTCTGGCGGCCTCATCCATTGCTGCGGTCTCCTGGGCCTGGGCTACAACCTCAGGACTCAGGAACAAACCGGGCAGTTCCAGGCCACGCAGGGTGGCCAGACGATTACCAATGTTATCCCAATCGAGCTTCTGCTGGAGCTGTGGTATAGCTGAGGCATCCCCAAGGAATGCCCGGAGATTCTCCAGTTCCAAGGTTCTTCCGAGACCCTGGAGACCAGTGCTTACCACAGGTAACAGTTCGTTTATCTTGAAGCGACTGAAGGTAGCCGATGACTTGAGGAGTCTCTTGAGCAACATACGAGCCACTGGGGCCTGCAGTGATTTACTCAGGGTATTATAGGTACCACCCTTGGACTTCTCAAACTCATTGGCCATCATGCGGATCTCTTCAGCAGTGACACGCTCGGCCTCACGACGGATGACTGAGGGCATCATGAAGGTAATGTCCAGTTCACGCTTGATTCCCTCAAGGAACTGGATGAAGTTACCCATGTCGTAGACCTTGGATGCCTGGATGACACCCACGTCTTCCTTGTCACCACTGATGATCTCGGTGTTCTCAGCCTCAGCTACGTCACTGGCCTTGGTTAGACCATTGGGGCGTACTGTGAAGATGACCTTGGCGAGAGCTGTGGCTGACTCATTGATGATCTTGGTACCACTCTCGTAGGTACGGAGGTCACCAAGGGATTCTTCCACAGGCCCACGACCATAGTCTTCACCAGGGGTGAGTTCCCAATAGGGCACATGGACCCACAGGTCTTCAGCGTTCATTGTGGCTGAGACAAAAGGTTCAACACTGGGCCCGACGAAGCGATCCACAGTCCACTTCTTGTCGTCGTCCATACGGTAGAACCGTGTGTAGACAACAGTATACCCTTGAACCTTGTCAGACTCTGGTATATCCCACTCGGGCTTGGTGTCGCCGATAGGGTAGACCTGTCGGAACAGAGCCTCAAGGAGTTCACCACTAGCACTGCGGCTGCAAACCCAGTCATCCTGGGGTATGAGTTCCATCTTGTCATTAGCCGTGGTGTAACAACAGTCACCAGCCACGATGACCTGCATGAGGATCATCTGTAGTTTCTCACGCTCACTACCTGTGTCTAACGAGAGGGTCGCGTTGTTCTCCAGAGAGACAAAGGATTCCCTCAAGGCATCGTGCATCTTCTTACCAGGGGCTATGTCCGTTGCTTTCGCAATGGCCCTCATGTCGTCTGAGGCCAGGTCCAGCTTGAAGAATGGGACACCAGGAGGGAACAAAATCAGGAGCAACTGGGACAACAGGTTACTTACCAAGCGTCCACCATGGGACTGCTCGGCGTAAGCGATGGGGTTACCAGGGGTGTGACCTGTGGGTGGGACTGACATTGGTTTTGTCAGGCGGGCACACTCCCGAGCTACCATGAGCTTTGTCTCTTTGTAAGTCCGAAGCTGGGTGAACCGGGTCATCCCCGGTTGCCGCTTGTTCAGACCAGCAAACTTATTGAAATTGATGTTGGGTTCCACAGTTATACTCCCTGTCTAGCCCCTGGTATCAGGAGACCAGGTGCCACGTTGGGGACTGACAGCCCAAGGATAGCCCGAAGGCTAGGCGTCAGGTTACTGGAGAACTGTGAGATGTCCTCGGGTTTGTCCATCGGCCCCTTGGGCCGGGCCTTCTCAGCGGGTTTAATCACTGGAAGCTGGGCCACTGGGGCTGTGGGCTTAGGTAACTCAATGGTCGGTAGAGTCACCTTCGGAGCCTTAAAGAGTGACGAGAAGAAGTTAGTCACCCCTTTGAATATATCGCCTAGCCATGACATTAGGTTTCCTCCATTAGTCTTTTGATTACGGTGATAACCTCCTGGTTACCAATCAGCTTAAGTACACGCTCAGGACTATAGTCCCTGAAGGTCGGGAGTTTGTCCGGGAATATTTTCTCCAGTTCATCCAACAGTTGCTTACAGGTTAAGGACACATGAACCTCCAGTACAGGCGATCTCTTGACCACTGGTGTTCCGGTGGTCATCGAACTCACAGTACTTACTCCAGTCGATCACTGGAAACTCGTGGGACATGACCATGTAGTCCGCAGCACCAATCTTTTCCAGAGGCATGTACGCTGTGCCAATACCTTCGAATCTACTAAGGAAGGTCACCCCAGCGATTCTATTGATGTTCTCAAGGCACCACTCCTGGACATCTTTCCATTCGTCTTCCCCTACGTATATCGTACAGGAAGCATTATGGTCACACCAGTTGGCATTCACCAGATCCCACAGCTCTAGGTGCTCCAGAGCCGTTAGTTTGTCAGCTGTGATGGCACCCACTGGTGCTTTCATGGGGAAACTGAAGACCACATTGTTGTCATCCCGGTGTCTAATAGGTACACCCTGGGACTCCAGGAACTTGGCCATGGGTGAATCCAGGGGGACCGCGATGTTGCTCAGGTAATACTGAGAGAACTGCGGGTGAATCCCTGGGGCACAACCCACCAGTTTACTCACGGTACCACTGGGTTTGACACAGGTGATAGCCGTGGGACACTTGATACCCAAGATGTTTGACCACTTCTTGGCGCACTCATGGGCATACTCCTTGAGCCATGCGAGACCATGGGGACCCCGAAGAAGTTCTTCGTCATCCATTAGACCCGTAAGACTGACACCAAGGAGTCCTTCTTCTTCAGTGTTAGACTTGAGTTCATCCAGCAGGGGAGACTCAAAGTTAGTCAACTGAGACTGTAGGAGACCAAGGAATACTGCTGCTTCCACTTGGTCCATGTTTTCCTCAAGGGTAGACCCTGGTCTAAGGACTACTTCCGTAAGGTTACATACCTGGTTAGACCTAAGAATAATTTCACCACCTTGGTTGTTACTAAGCCCCACTGTTTCCAATGGGGACCTCTGGTTGCCCAGAGGAACAGACTATATCACCACCCCGAGACTTGAGATGCTCAAGACCGGGGGCTATCCGTGCGAGTTTATAGTGGAAACTTGGGAGAATGTAAGGCTCTACTACTGATACAAACTTAAGGACATCCTTGGTTGGAATCCTAAGGTACCAATACTGATTGTGTCTCTGGAGTGTCGTGTGGATACCCAGAGCACTATAGATAGCCTTACTGAGAGCCATATTGTCACTATAGGAAAACCCCTTAGTGTTGAGACTAAGGGACACATGGGGGTTCTTGCTTCGGAGATCAAGAGATGACCCACCGTCTGCCATGAAGATAATCGCCAGGGCCTCAGCGTCCATTAGCTTAAGCATGTGGGGACACAAGACCTTGTGGTTATCCATGTAGATTCTACTGTGGAGTTTTGTCAGTAGGGGGTGCCTCTGGGATTCCAGACGCACCTGGGGTTGCCGATTGTAACCGTCAGTGTTGTAATCCTGACGATCTCTAATGGTCACCCCGGTAACTTCGGAGATAACTGAAGCTACCCACTGGACATAATCCAGGTTTTCCTTTCTCATGTTGAGAACAAAGTAGGCATTACCACGGTCACTCTTGTAGAGTCCACCGTCGAATGTACTCATGTAGGACAATAGTTTAACCAATTGTTTCCGATCCATACTCATAGTCGTTGCACCTCCAAATACTTGGTTGGCACAGGATTACCCCATAGGGGCTTCCCCTGTTTTCAGGATAGTTCACACCATAGTTTACACTATGGAGCCACGATAAGTTTCATGGGTTGAGACCAATTTCTTCCTTAGGTAACCTTAGGGAATCTTTCATCCTTCTCTGAAGGGTTGACTTCATTAGAATTCCCGGTTCACCAGTGTGTTTCGCGAGGTTAAGAATCTGGGGTAACATCCTCTTGGCAGATTCTTCACTGGTAAATACTGCAGTGTTGTTGCTATTGTATCTCCAAGGGCTACTAGAGGCAGCGACTGGAGTCTTAGACATCAGCATGTCCTGGTCTTCACCATCGAAGAGACAGATGGTAGCTGACCGTCGAACCCCGCCCTGGACTACTACGTCTGCTATCTTACAACAGATATCGTAGACTTCAAGAGAAGTAAAGTCACTACCTTCTGCATTGTTAATAACATCAAACATGAACTCGTGTAGTTCTCTGAGAGGCTCAGGTCCACTGGCGTAACCTCCTGTAGTGATCAGAGGTGCACCCTTTGGTCGAATCTCGGAGTAGTCAACCTTTGGTACCTTACCCTCGAATAGATACTCAAGATAACAGATGGTCGCCCTAACCCATGAGAGCCTAGTGTCGAGCACACGAATGACATCATCCACCGGCTCAAGTTCATCAGGTAACTCTGGTAGCTTATCCAAGTAAATCTTCTCGACACTGAAGCCCACTCCAGTGCCACACATGAGGGCATACATCAGTCTACCAAAGGCTTCCAATGAATCAATACCAAGGAACATGCAGTTGAATGCCGTGAGGTTCTCTCGATCAGCAGCAGGGCCAGCTGAGGACAGTAGTCTCATGCTGGGCATCACCCGCTGATATAGCATCTGGTCCATCACTGGGCCCCAGAGGTAGTCAATAGCCTCATCAGGTAGTTTCTTTTGTTTGTCCAGCCAGTAGACCAGACGACTCACTGATTTACTCCAGTCCTCACGACCACCATCAGGTAGAGGTTTGGAGTATTTCATCAGGTGGATCATCTGGCTGTAGTCTCGTTGTATTCTGTTGATCATAAGTCTCCTTTGTTGGTATGGATTCAATGGTCTCACGATAGGAGACCAAGCGTTCGATCTCCTGGTTGATGTTTCTTAGGATGTTCCTCTTGTCACGAGCTAGGAACCACCGTTGGGTACCCACCAGTTTCCCCTTGGAGTCCC